GTATAGTCTCCAGAGCGGAGAGCATCAACCCAGCGCTTTTTAACTTGTTTGTCCATTAGAAAGTCTGCGAGTGAGTGAGTAAAGTGCGAGCAAAAAGCGAATACCCCTTGCCCGCTTGTGTTAATTATACACCATTTCTAGTGGTGTGTCAAGTGAAACAACGTCGCCAGGCAATCAATGATCACCAGCGACGTAACGATCAAAATATTCCACTGATTGCTCAATCTCGCTATCAATAAGTGCATCTACATCATCATTGAGCACTGCAAGCGCAGCCAGTGCCATAAGTTCATCAATGTGCGTATTCCAAGAAATCTCTGTATCAAATAGTTGTTTTTCGTCCATAATCAGATCCTGTTCCATTCCCTTGTAATGCCAAGAGCATGGAATGGCCCTTAGCTCCAAAATCCCTGCTTCGTCACTAACCGAAACTGTTTTCGTTTCAACAGTATCCACGAATGTACCCGTATCAACAACAACGTGATACTCAATTAAATCTGTATCTGGAATGTGTCTAGCATCAAAACATGCCATCCATTCTCCTGGCGTACCATCAGGTTGATCTTCTGTGGCGCTAACACTCCACGTTAAATGCTCAAAAGCATCTAACTCATTGTCATCAACATCGAGAGAATGATCAACTAAGTGAGACTCATTCATTAGCTTTCTCCTAAAAATGCAGAGTTCGCCCAAGTAAGAAGTGAAATCTCAGAACTAAACCCAAAACCCAGCCTGCCAAAAGACTTTGGATGATAAACAATCCAAAGATAGCTTGAACTGTAATGCGGCTGAAGCCTGCACTCTTTTGGATCAAAAGTTGCAATGTAATCTTTTACCTGTTGCGCTGTTGTGAAAATCATCAGTTTTTCCAGTTTTTTAAGTGTAACAAACGCAATGACTTTAGAGAAAGTCATCACGCAGGAAGCATCTGTAACTGTTAAACTCTACATGTAAAAATGCAGTACGGCCCTCGTCCCCGTCTGCAATTAACTTAGCGCAACAATCTGCAATCTCATCAAAAAGATGATTTGCGATTGAGTAACCATCTAAACCCTTAAAACGTCTTTTGTAAGCCTGGTAACCTTTGCAGATCCAAGCAGTAGCAGAATTTACGTCATAATCAAGATCCGCTTCGACTTCTGATTCTGCTTCTCTAATTCCAGAGGCAACAGCTATTCTGATTTGCTGCTCAATTTCTTTATCTTTTAAGTGACTGCTAACTTCTTTTTTGCAGAAATATCCTTGACCATGAAAGCAGTTCTCCGCAAGTCTTGCCACTTCAATTGCAACATCATCGCTGCTTATCCTTCTCCACTTACCGTGATTATGATGCCAACCATGCTCAACTCTTCCAGCCATAATCCCTCCCAAAGCTAATAACTCATCGGTCACGGAACAGAGATGAGGCTTTACCGTGTGCTCAATAATATCATGCGCTACAACCGTTCCATTGAGTGGCTCAAAGTAAGGTCTTCCAGTATCTACTATTACGCCCAGTCCCCCATACTCTTCGTGCTCCTTGGTCTGTAACTTGTAAATTTTCATGGTGTTAGTGATGGATGAAACGAACATTTTGCCTTGCCACGCCGTAAACGTATTGCAGCATGTCAAGAGCTTCTGCGGATTGAACCCTAGTCCAAGTCTCCGCCCTGATGTATTCAACGCAGTGACCAATGCGAGGCAACTTAAAAGTAAGCCTGAATCGCATCGAGCCAGTGAACTCATGATGAACTTCAACTTTCATCATCATCCTCGTCTTCGCAAACATCAAATGGAAACTCTTCTGTTGTCGAATCTGCCATGCAATCCGAATCAAGCCAAGGAAACAAGTGTGCCTCCATGGCCATCTCATCCCAATCAATGCTCATTTGACCCCATTATTTGTTTAGTTAGAAATTAAATACCTCAATCGTTTGCCCAGTTAAAAAGAACTTTTTCAAGCTTGCTAAGGCTTTTGCTTACATGAGTGGTTGACTCGATTTGACAGTGAAGAACAAGTTGTCCATCTTTATTTACAAAGCAAAAGATCCACCAATGATCTTCGTAAACATAAGCGCAGGCAAACTGATCTGGCTTTTGTGCGCCATCAAAAACGTCTGGAAATTTAACATTAAACTCCTCAAAAGAATGAGGTGTTCTTGTGGAAACAAAGTCGGTAATGTTCATGTGTTGTGTTTGTGAAAGAACAACTGCGGAAGAAGTTACACCATCTTCCGCATGACAGTATTATAGCGTACTTTCAATGCTATGTCAAGCCAATGATTGGTTACCTTATTTTTATTGGCTTTGCTGGCAAAATACGCTTTTCGCAAACATCGCAATCAAGGTCAAGAATATCACAATTAAGTGAATCGCGTCTAATTAACCATTGATCAAGTGTTGCAAATCTCCCCCTAAATGTGTGACAGCATTCCGCGCAAACAACAAAGCAGCCAGCAGTAACTGCATACCTGCTGGGATGAAAGCGATTTTCGCAAAGATGTTGAACTGCAAGAATGTCGGCAATTCGCAGTGATGAACTCCTTGAACTCATTGACTTAAAGGTTTTTATACAAGTGTGATTGGCACCCCAGAGGCCCATGAGAGCCTGTGAACTTAGGCGGCATAGAATGTATCCAGTGGCCGGAAACAACGACCTTCCTGTGGCACAGGAAAGCCACTGGCGGCACGAATCAGCCCCATTGAGCAGCCATCGCATCCGCGATGCCCTGGAAAGTACGAGAGCGATTCTTCTGTCTTTCCGGGCCAGGAGATTGCCAGTAAACCCTATCTGTTTCGGCTTGGTGAAGTCCAAGTAACTGCTGCTCTACGTTATTTGTAACTTTTATCCGTAAAAGATTCTTAAGCCATAGGCAAGTTGCTTTTCGCTCTAAGTGACCAAAGTGATAAGGCTGAACCTTTTGCTGATAGTCTGGCCTTATTAGTCTATTTTTTGCATAGCTGTGCATGATGGGATTTTCAATGCAAATCTTTTCGCAAGGGTGCGAAAGAAAAATGTTGAAAAAGTCAACAGCATTAAGCATTGAATCCCATCTTCCTGGACTCCTTTTCAGCCACTGAACTCCAGATTGAGCAAGGTAAGTACACGGCGGATGAGCAACAATAAGATCCCAGTCTTGACAGAGAATCTCCATTACGTCGCCAATGTGATGACTGCTATTACTAGAGCACGGAAGTTCAGTTTCTAGTATGTCGCATGAAACTGAATAGTGACCACGTTTTGCAAATGCTTCGCGCACCCTGCCGGAAAACTCACAGGCAACAAGAACTTTCATTTGACTGCTCATAGTGTTGCCTTTATTCGTGCGTGAAGATCCCTGTAAATAACCCTAGCTTCCTTCCAAGCTTTTTCATTTTCTTCCTGTGTACCATTTTCAACCATGGGAACATAGTGCTTTCCATAGTTGTGCATGAAAGAAATTGCGGCAAGCAAGGCTAGTTTTTCTTTTTTATTCAGCGCCATTTTTCTCCGCTGCCACTTTGTATCCATGCTCGGAACACAGAAGTTCGATAATTTTTTTCTCTTTTGTTGTCATCTCTTTTGGGACAAGAATAAATTCACGGTCAAGAATGAAACGCTTTGGCGAAAGCATCATAAACGCCTCCTCCTTTGAATTTGCAATTGGTCGCCTTAGTGGAGCATTAACAAAATTGCCAAGCTCAAATGGACGCTCAAGAATGCCAATTAAATGAAGAAAGAAGTGCTCTTCTTTCCACCTAACAAAATCATCTGTCGCTATTGGCCTTGACCTTGAGATAACTTTTCTCAGCTCAATATCTTTAATTTCTAGTAAATCTTGTTTTACTAGATTTGCAATTCTGCTATTCACCTCTGCAATTTGAATAATTGTAATTGGTCTTAAGTGCATATTTTTTCCATTCTCAATTGTTGACAAGTGGCCAGGTGGCGGAAACTTGAATCCCGCATACGACGCCCATTTATCAATTGTATATTGAGTCCAATTATTCTGCCTTCGCCAAGCAATAAGTGTTTTTCCAAATTCAACTACATTTTTCTGCAATCTAATTAGTCTTTTGTCGTGTTGCTCAAAATCCATTGTTTTTGTGTTGCAGTGTGAGTGTTTTAGTTTTCGACTGGAATCCATTTATCCTTCCAGTCAATAAATTCCTTAGCAATCTCCTTGAGTGTCTCCTCGTCCAAAATATTCAGATCGGAAATCTCGGTTCCCGTTGTTTCGTAAAAACTGTCGATAGCCTCCTGCTTGCTGATTGTTAATTCACATAAAGCCGAAGCATACTCCGGCGGATCCTCCATTGTTTGACTACCAGGAATGTAGATCGCATCATCAATGAGTGATGCAACCACAAGATCACCATCAGAATTGACTTCAACTTTTTCAATTTCCATTACGCAGTAAGCCTCTTTTTTTCATCAAAAGCATTTTGCCATCTTTCATCTGCAGAAATTGCGGGCTCACCACCAGTTTCGTCATACAGATACTGAAGCGTGGGATCAATGTCAAAGCTGATTTCTATTTCGATTCCAGCTTCGTATGCAATCTGGACTTGATCGAGCAAGTCATCAAGTCCAGTGCCGCCCTCAATTGCGTCTGGAACTTTCTTTTTTAGCTTAAAGTCCCAGTGAGATGCAAGTGTGATCACCCATGGACGATCAATCATTTGTTGGCTTCTCATTGTTAAATTCAGCAATACAGGAGAAGTAGAAGGCAGTTCCCGGTCCATAGTTTTTCACTATTTCAGGAAATGCTTCCAAGAGTCTGTTTCTGTTGCCCTGATCAGCATGACGAAGTGCTCGCCCAAGGTTCCTAAAAAAGTTACCACCATAACGGTTCAGAGCTTCGGTTGTAACAAAAAATTCGCGGTCAGAGAGTTGGTTCATTTGTTTTTAGAAGTAGATTTTGCCATCGTCGCCGATGTACGGTTCAATCTCTGGCTTGAGTTGTGATGTATCGGTCAGAATTTGACTGACTTTTTCATCCCAATCGCCATCCCAGAAGCCCGCTCCATGGTGATTCCTGGTGAGAATGTAATCATGCTCCAGCGGCGATTCTGGACGAGTAAAAAGAAAAAAGTCTTCAAGATTGTCAAACTCGCAAAGTTTTTGCTGAATCAGTGATGTTGCTGTTTCAATAAAACTATTAAAGTCGGACTCAAGCCTTTTCAGGCACGAATCATCAATACCAGAAATGCCATGATTGCTATCAAGCGGCTCGTATGTATCGGGATCACTTGAGGACCAAAGCAGTGTTTGTACTAGCTGCTGGAGTGATTGACTGTAAGTTGTCATGATTTGTTTGCAAGTTTTACAGCAGTAAGCCTTGCTTCGCGCCTTGTCATGTACAATTGCTTGCAACCACTTGGCGTAACAAGAATCCAACAGCTTTGATCTTTTGGACGCAAAATTTTGCATCCATGCGCCGATTCTGAATAAGCGCAACCAAGAATCATCATAGTTTCACCAAGTTTTTTGACGATGAGAGACGCCAATGCTATTCATAAACTCTGTCAATTGCATTGGACCGGAAGGATTACTCCTGCCTTGACCGTAGGATGCGTACCAACAAAGCTTATCAATTCTGAAAGTTTTCTTTGAAAACAGAAATGGATGCTCTTTACGCTTGGTCTTCTCGGCTTCAGGGTCAAGCCTTCCTTCGCTGTCGCGTACTTCAATAATCCACTCTTGAAAGTAAGTCACGAAAAATTCCCCAACTTGAACTCTTGCATTTCACTGTAAGCAATTCGCATGGAAGCTGCAGCAACAAAAGACTGATGCCTGGTGAAGAAGTAATCTCGATTAACCGCATACTTCGCCCAGTAAGTTGCTCGCCATCTTTCAACAAAGGTGGCAACACGAAAAACGGCTTTAGAGAGAAATTCATCTTCGCCGCTCGCCGCAAGATAGATTGCGCTCAGATCAGCCCTAAGTGCATTCCAGCTTTTTGCATCATTGTTTTCAAGAAACAAAACAAACCAATTAAGTTCGTGATCAATCAAAGTGTCTGCTTGTGTCATGTAAAGTTGTGGTTTGTGAAAGCCCACTGCTTGTGGGCTTGTTAGTATTGTACAGCAGTTACAACGTTATGTCAAGTCAATCTTCCTGCAGTAGATTCATCATTTGCTCCATGGTGACAAATTCACCATCTTCGTCTCGCCCCTGAGCTTCCATGACTTTCTCGGCAATGCCTTTCAGCATTTCAGTGACGGCAAGTGATCGCAGTGCGTGATTGTAGAGTTCATTATTAAGCTGTTTTCTTTTCCAAAATTGCAAGACTGTCATAATTGTATGCCTGCGATTAAGTCGCTTGATAGTTTCTGCATTCTCATTGAGGCACAATGTTACACCACGCATGATGTAAATTAGCTCATCAAGATAGAACTCGCTTTGGATTTTCATTGAACTGTGATTGATTCAGGTGAAGAGATTAGCTTTGCCACAGAATACAAGATCCATGACAGAGTGAAAAGTAGCGGGAGAAATAACGCTACTGTAATCATCACTGCCTTTAGTGATGAAGTAATACTTGCAACTAGCCTTTGCATCCAGAAAAACTCTGGTTTGTGCTTTTGCAAATTGATCCTCCTTGAAAGCACGAAGCATGTAAATCTCAACAGAAGTAAGCTTGTAACTTTCCTCTAGTTGAGCTTTTTGTGAAAGCTTGCAATACATTGGCAGAAACAAGCTACCAAGCTCCCAGATAACCCAGAGCCTGGTATCTCCTGGACGCATTTCATCAATGATCTTGCGATCATGAATTGCAACGTCCGTCCAATTGTATTTAACAATGTTTTCGCTCTCAAAACACATCCATTCGTGAAGTGTTTGATTGCGAAAAACTTTTTTGCAAGTTTCCTGTTGTGAAATGAGTTGCATACACCTCGTCGAAGACTTGCTCATTATAGGCGATCTTCAATGTTATGTCAAGGTAAAGAATGCAATCAAAATAAACTAACATCCAGATCGGGATAAATTACTTTGTTCATAAGGCGTGGCAAAATCTTTCTTGCTTCAGCGGCGGGAAGAAATGGCTCCTTTCTAACAAAGCCACACTTTGAGTATGGGCAAACCCACTTTGCAACATTGTTACTGACGTAGATTCTTGGAAACTCTGAAAAACCTCCAATCCAGATGCAACCCTCGTCAACTGGTTGATGAGAATTAAATCTTGTGCGAACAAAAGGGAAAAATGCTCCAATTGGTGATGGAATCTTATTGTAGTCAATGTATTTGCCGCCCCATGCAAGCTGACTGATCTGAAAATATCTTTCGGTAAATAAATACATTTTATCTATATTATGAATTGCATTCTCTTCAATCTCTAAAAGACTTGAATAGATATCTTTAACTCTCAGTGTATATGCTTTATTATTTGATAGCGCTTCCTTGCAAAGTGCAAATCTTTTTTTTGTTTGCGTCTCAGTAAATAGAATGCTTCCATTCTCCGAATACTTGTAATGTAATTTCTTCGCTTGTTTTTGCTTCATACCTTTTTACCTCTGAAAGCATTGGCCGTCGAGTCACTATAAGCCCTCTTAAGTGTATGTGCAATTTCCATGAATAGTCAGTATCATCAAGCTCGAACAACCAAATCAATATCTCAAGCGATCTTCTTTTGCACCAATACCAATAATTCTTGAACTTAGTGGCATCCTGTTTGCGCGACATTGTTGCAACATAAAATGTCTCCTGACACAGAAACTCCCTTTCGCCAGGAACTCCAATTCTTGTAATGCAGTAGTTATTCCACCATCTCTGTTTTAACTTGATATCCGCTTTCAGAACCTGAAAGTAAAATCTCATCTTGATTAAATCCATGGCTCGCTTTTTCCATTTCACGGAGGCACTCTGCCTTTTGGCTGGTCCCTTTGGAGTGAACCCTTCCGGGGCAAGCTTAATAAGGTGCTTGAACGGCTTATGAATTGGATTCGGCATCGAGTCATTGCAATGTCTGAAATCGAATGATACTATGGAATCAGCCCTACAAAATCAATGCGGCACCAACCATGGAAGAGTTTTTCTACTGCGTAACGCTGCCAGAGACGATCCTCTCTGGCCGAATGAACTGCGAAAGCGCCGTCAAGGCTTTGCAGTATCTGGAGCTGGCACATCCAGCCGCAGTTGAATTACACATTCGCAAACAGAAATTAAATGCAAGGAATCAAACCATCTGCAAGCGAGATCGAAACTACCAACAAATTGGTTGAAGAAATTTCAGCATCAATGAAAGATGCAATTGCCAATGGCGAAAATCTTTTACTTAAGCTTGATCAAGCCTTTCTTTGTGTTGACTCAAATGGAGTAAATACCATTAAAAGTGACTTTGACAAGATTGGATCATTGATTTGGAAGTTAAAAATTGCACAAGTTAAAATGAATGATTTTCAAGAAAGAATTGTCAAGTATGCGCCGTCCGTACAGCATGAAGAATGGTGTGAATTTTAAGACTTTGATGCAAATCGCTTGACACTGTGCTGTAAAGATGCTAGAAATCTGCTGCACACTGCACTCCAGCATCGTGACACCCACACACAACTCGCTAAAGCCAGGTGACATTGTTTTCATTCGCTGGCAAGGAAGTATTCAATTTCAATTGATAGAAATAGTCGAAGGCGTTGATTTTCCGCACTGGAAATGCAAAAGTATGCAGATTGGATCTGATGAAGTGTGGATGGTTCCGCAGATTCACATTTCTAAACAAAACATCGCCTTTCTGGTTGGCGAGCATAATCGCAAACAGCTTTCCTTGGAAGTGCAGTGACGAAACCCGCCTTGATTGGATTACGTCATTTTTTTGCAACCAGCTCAATCAACCATCAAAACACTAACACTGACTTTGAGAAAAATGATTCAAGCACCTGATCCGACACTGTGCAACCTTCTCAATAGAGCCGTAAGAGCAAGAGAGATACTTGTAAGCACAAAAGAGAAGCACAAAGTTCTTGTCCAGAAAATTAAGGAGAAACGCAATCAGTTAATGATTGAAATGACAAATGAAATTGATGGCTCTGAGGCTCAGTCAAAAATAGAAAGAGAAATTGACTCTATTGATCAAAGAGAATTTCAGCTACATCACGACTACAAAAAAGTTCTCCTTGCTGCCGACACAGAAATCAATGAAATCATCGGCGAGATCACAGAACGATTTGGACCCGGTTGGAATAGCAATAAATCTCCAAGAAATGCACAAGATGATGAACGAGGCGCAACTGAATAGATCGAAGGATATCGAGTACAGCATTATCAAGCTTGCAACATTTAAGCTAAACATGATTGCAAGGCGGGATGCGGCTGGTTACAAAAGAATCTGCAAGCAGCAGATACAGGCTGCCATGGTAGGGCTTCAGATCATTACAGAACTGCAAAACCAATCACAGGAAACCATCAATGAGCAGTGAATTTCACAGCAGTTATCCATTCATTGGATTTCCAACGTGGATACTTAAAAAGCAAATAGACCAGCCAGACTGGCTATCAAGAAATGAAATGCTTGTCATTCTTGTGCTTCAGGCATTTGCTGATGGCATGAGAGCTGAGAGCAAAATTCAGACCAACCTTGAGACTCTTTCAAGGATGACCTCACTTAGCAAGCGTACAATTATTGAAACAACTCAGCTATTACAGGACAAGGAGTTGCTTGAAAAGCAGTCAAAATACGTTGATGGAAAAAGAACCAATAACATCTATACGTTGAAAATATGGAACCTTGAGCCACCATCCAATCGGCGTGAGGATGGTGATACGGACGTACTAAGTGCAGATTCTGCACCTAGGGGCAGGGATGACTTAAGTGCAGATTCTGCACTAAGTCCTTATATATCTAATAACTCTATAAACCCCCCTATATCCCCCCAACGGCCTTCGGCCTCCAGGGGGAAGGGACGCACAGTGGCAACCCCAGAGGCAATCCCTGGTGAACTGCAAAGTATTCATGAGCTAGTCTGCCTGTTCTTTACCCACCACAAAGGAGGTGCAAAAACAAAGCGAGCATTTGATGGCTTAATTCAGGAGCTACTGAAAATTAAGCAAGACAAACATGGCGGACTAGATGCTGTAAAAACGCAACTCAACGAAGCTATTGTAAAGTCAAAGATGGGTGAAAGAAAGTGGACTTCAATTACATATCAGAACTGGCAGAGATTTGGAATGAATCCTCAGCGAAATAATAATTCACGGAATGCACCTGGACAGCTACCATCAATATCTGCTACATTCGCCGATGATCTTGTTTAACACAAACACTCACAACAATGACACTTCTCGACATTGCCTCATTTGAATTAGCGGAAGATTCAATCTCCATTGAAAAGCATTTTCTTGCTGCCGCCTATAATTACTTTTCTTTCACGACTGGCAATAATGACTGGATCTGTGAATTTATGGAACTCGTTAGATCAGAGGAAATGTTTTCTGATCTTTTCAATAGATGCGCCTATAAATGCTTGCAAGATGAATTTGCAAATTTCAGTCAAGCGCCAATTAACGATATTACATTTGCATCACGCCTAAAGCAAGTTATTGGCTGTGAGCTTTCAACTGCAGAAGAATATGTACAAGATATTGCGAGCTATCCAGTTGAAAATGAAATTGATGTTTGGAGGTTTACTGTTATTCCAATCTGGAGAACACAGGCATCAAGAAAGCTTGTAACTAAACACCTGAACAAATCACTGAGCTTAGTTGATGCAACGTGCAGCTCAAAGGATGTAAAAGCTGCTCTTACTAACATCTTGTATGCCGCCGAATTGCTTGAAGGTGAGAAATTTATCGGGTCAGAGCAGCATCCACTTCTCATGTCAAGAGAAATTCTTACTGGCCCTAAGTTGCTTAAGCGTGTACTCAAAACAAGATTATCTGGATTGAACCATTGCCTTGGTGGTGGCATTCGTCATCCAGAGTCAGCAGACAAAGGAAGGCTGATTGTTGTTGCAGGTCGTCCAGGAAGCGGAAAAAGTACATGGGCGATGAATCTTGCTCTTGATGTAGCAGCCAAGGACACAAAAGTATTGTATTACACGCTTGAAATGTCAGAAAAGGAGGTAAGCGACAGGATGATTTCTTGTCTTGATTATTTAGATTGTGTTTCTAGCAACAGTTTAGTTCCAAGCGAAAGAAGAACCCCGCTTTCTTATGGGCATATCATTCGCCAAGAAATCAGCAAAGATGATGCAAGCAGGATCAACGGCATGGATCTTGAATCTATTGCAAATAATATGATTTTTGCCAATACATACGAAGTAACACCCGATCAGGTTGTATCGAGAATTAAGACTGAGAAGCGGAGAAATAAAAGCCTTGGCCTTGTAGTTGTGGATTACCTTACATTGCTTGATCTTGATTCTGAAAAGGTTTCAAGCGAAAACAGAGCACTTGCTGTTGGCAAAGCAACCAGGAGGCTTAAGACTGTTGCACTGCAAACTGGTGTAGATATTCTTGCAGTTTGCCAGCTTAATCGCGGTGTTGAAATGCGAGAGAACAAAAGACCGCAATTGGCCGATCTTCGTGAATCTGGAAGAATTGAAGAAGACGCTGACGTTGTAATTATGAATTTTTGGCCTTACTATTACGACAAGGGCTGTGATCAAATGAGCTACGAGTATGCAGTTGTAAAAAATCGCCAAGGTCCAACTGGTGTATGCAATGCAATTTTTGCAGCACCGCATTATGCAATGCTTGATTCACTTAGCACGCTTTGATCATGAAACATTCATCACGCCGCAATCCATGTCCAATTTGTGGAAGAGATAAGGATGATAAATGTAGATGGAATGATGAATTTATTCTTTGCTACGCTGGTAATACATTTTCACCACCTGGCTACTTGAAAGTTGGAGATAGGGTAAAAGTTAATCAGCAAACTTATGCTTTATGTTCGGAATCATCTGGTTTTGCTGGTAACTCATATTGCTTTGCACTTGTCGATGAT